TTCTCTTTTAGAGTCTTAACTATACTACTCTCAGATATCTCGATGACTTTATTATACTCTCCAGCATATGCAGCAAATAACTCTGACACCTCAGTACATGCTCTTACGACGTCCTCTTTTCCCATTTGGCTAGTCAGCAAGTTGAATAATAGCACTTCATTATTTCTGTTCTCATCGAATAAATTGGGATCATAGATTGCTTTCTCGATGATAGAATAAGTAGCCGGTAGATCTATATCATAACCTGTCTTCGACTTTCTGATGACTATGCAGTTGCTCACTACATAATTTCGTACTGCAGCATTCAACAATTCATATTTTTCACGATGCAATATGTTCATGTCTGCCATTATGGTTGCCTTGTTATTTGAGGGCAATAGGCCATTCATCTTCAATGCAGAAGTAATTCTATCGACTTGTTCTAGACAACGTTTGTATGCATCATCCCCTTCAGTGAACTCTTTCAAATATTCAGCTTTGAAGTATCTTGCCTGAAGGTCATCTCGCATATCTCCTATGGATTTCTTGTGATCCCTCACTGCCTGTGAATATCTGTTGCGAAGATAGCTCACTATTTGTTCAACTGTATTAAAGCCATCTTTCTTAAGCAGGTCATTGTGTTTATCCAAGAACACCGCCCATGTAGACTCAGACCAGATGCGAGATAAGTCCCACATACTAGACCTGAACAACTTCTTGCTGTGCTCTATGATCAAGGATGCTCCTACATTATCCGTCAGGATCTCAATCTGATCTGTTAGCACTAGTTTCGGGACTACTGGGCGTAAGTCACCTGCCTCTATGGCAGAGAGGTTATCGGAAAGCCATCTGATCCTTGTCGGTCGCTCTTCAACAACGTTCACTAGTGAAATAGACTTATACCTGCTCAAAAAACATTTTGGCTTAAGTGACACATATGAGAATTGGACATCACGGACTAATACACTCGGTTTCACTCTCCAATCTGAACTGAACTTATAGATTTCATTTATGCTCATATTAATGGCTTCAGACAGTATAATCCTCAGTTCAAACAATGAAAAATGTAAGTTTGAATCCGCTAAATTCAATCTCTGCATTTCTCTAGTGTTCCAGGTAGTCCTGAATTTGGTAGTGAAGCTTGGTAGTGAGCGCACTGATGCTACAGGTTTACTATCTAATATCGGAATGCGGTGCATAACTTCACTCCTTGCACACAGCGGGACGTGTGACTTATATCTCTCAAAACAATCAAATCCTAGCGTTGCCAAACACATATCTGCACAATTAGAGAGATTTGTAGGCTCCCTGATATTCTTCTCATAGTTGATTGGATCAGATCGATAGATTGCCCACTTTGTTATGCTGATTAGCTTGATCATAAGTGCTTCATTGATAGAAGAAAACTCTGCATCTTTATCCCTAGTTTCACCCTTATATAATGCTTCTGTGCCAAATAGCGGTGGTAGATATCTACTTATTCCGCCGTCAAAGATTATGCCAGCTGTGGAAGTCTGCTTGATGTGCCAAGTATCTGTAACAACTTGCTCTAAATATTCGTTCGGTTCAGGTTCTATCATTTCTAAGAATTTCACTCCTGGGTAAGCAATGGCTCTTGTCCTGTATAAATATTCCTGAATTGTAACATCATTGTTCAATTGGCCGAGACTGAAGTTTGGCCTCTGCAATAGGTTTCTGGGGCCTGTGACCACAACTTGTGATGATTCTTTGACTAAGCGTTTGAATTTCGGGCATGCTCTAAGAACACTAGATGTGTTCTCTACCTTTCGTATGATCTTATCAATTATGAGGAACCCATTATGCTCTGCATAAAACGCAGCCATTCGGAATGTGAATGAACCACGCAATTGGTCTACAATGTCCCTGCACAAGTTAGCCTTATGCTCGTAATTCTGAAACATATTCAATAATTCCTTATTCTTACAATTCGCCTTGAAATATGATAGCAAGCTCTGCTTGATCAAATCTTGACTGCTGCGGTGCCTGCGACCCTGGGGCCATTCGGACTGACATAGGCTCAACTCTTCTGTCTCGACCTCATAACTAGAATCTGGTTGATTGCCTGGCATGGGTACCTTGTCAACTACTGTCTTTCCTTCATTCCACGTGGCCCGACTGAATCTGCCCTTGATACCAGTAACATAAGTTATAAGCAGATTCACTAGACTTGTTGCTGCCGCGCTATGTTTCACTGTATTTCTGAGGATGCCATACACTCTAGACAACGAATCTGTCATCCCAGATAATGCAGATTGCTCTAATGTCAATGTGCCATAACCACCCTACGAGCTAGGGAATACATGGATAAGGAAGAACAATATTTGAAATCCTTCTTCAGACTCCAATAACCTAATTAGATCGCTGCGGAAAGCATGAGCCTGATCATCAGCTAATGCTCTGCTAGATACCATCATCCTGGTATTGACCAAGTATTCTCTGATTTTGTCAGGCCCATATTTCTGAGAAAGCTTCTTGATATCATCTATGATCCATACTGGGGGATTAATACCGGAGTAATCAAAATTGGTTTTGTACAGATTGATGAATTTTTCACTAAATAGTCCACACTCTAGTACTTGTATATCAATCTTCGTGTTAAAGCTACTGCAGAATGCACGTAGTGTTGTCTCAATTATTCTTACCCATTTCAAGTAGGTTATAGCTTGCACTGAGTTAGAGAGTTCCAATGCACTGCTGGCTGCTGAGGATATACTAGCAACCTCTAAATCATCTGCCTGAAATAGCGAACTACCGCAGTTTGATATGGATAGCATTCTTTTATACGCAGCAGATGCTCTGATTCCTTTCGCATAGTGTTGCCTGAGCATGGTAATCCGATACTTACTGACAACTGTCTGCGAGGCTTTAAGTATCAAACCGAATCCCCTAAAATGGTCTTGCAATTCTTCTAATTTTTCATTAATAATGGACTGAGTAGGGTT